GATTAAGTATCGTGGGTTTGATGGTGATTATCGTAAGTATGAACTTGGAAGTACTCCTTTGAATGATACTATTTTTGCTGCAATTCATGTGTTCAAAAAATTCAAGAAAAAACATTCTGTTGATAAAGTAAACACTGTATTCCTCACTGATGGTGAATCTAACCATCTGCATTATCTTCAAGTTGTAGAAGCAACAGAACATCAAGATGAGTATGTTCGCCGCAGGGCAGTTGCATATGCTTCCGATGATCATAATGTTTGTTTTAAAGATCCAAGGACTGGATATGTTGCTACAAACATTCTTAAAAATACTACATGGAGTTCTCTTGGATTCAAATTGACATCTAGTATTATTGATTATTACAAATGGATTACTGGATCTAAGGTGATTGGATTCCGTCTCGCTGAAAATCTTGGTGAACTCCGATACATGATGCGTTCTGTCAAAGATGTTGATGAACTGTTGGAAGCTTCATATCGAAAGAAGTGGAAGAGTGACAAATTCTTCACCATCGAAAATCAAGGTTATGATGAACTGTATGTTCTAGAAAACGGATCTGGATTTAAAGGTGAAGAAAATATCATCAAAGCTGATCACAACAACACCAAGAACAAAATTCGTAATGAATTTAGAAAGTATGTGAAGACTAAAATGCTCAACAAAGTTGTTCTTTCTAAGTTCGTGGACCAGATTGCATAGTGTCCACTGGGGGGTTCGAAACCCCCCTTTTTCCTGTATAATATCTAAGTATTCAAAAGAACGTTATGAACTCCACCGTCAACCAAATGATCACCGAACTGACTTCTCAGTATGGAACTAATGTTGGTCGCAAACAACTTATTGAATATACCAAAACTGCAAACGTTTCTCTTGCTACAGTTTGTAAGCGATTGGAACCATATAAGTGTGGACGTGGTGTTTATAACCTTACTATTACGGAAGTTCGTGAACAACTTGAAAACCAAATTAACAATGATTTTGTTAAGGAAGAAATGAGTCTCATTCCTCAAAAGGATCCTAATTATGTTCCGTTCGGGAACTTTTCTGATATCAAAAAAATTGTTAAGTCTGGTATTTTCTATCCAACATTTGTTACAGGTCTTTCTGGTAATGGTAAAACCGCTTCAATTGAACAGACTTGTGCTCAACTGGGACGGGAACTTATCCGTGTAAACATTACTATTGAAACCGATGAAGATGATCTTATTGGCGGTTTCCGCCTTGTTGATGGTAACACCGTCTGGCACAATGGCCCAGTCATTGAAGCGCTCAAAAGAGGTGCTGTATTGCTCCTTGACGAGATCGACCTTGCCAGTAATAAAATTCTCTGTCTCCAATCTATCCTTGAGGGAAAAGGAGTATTCCTTAAAAAAATCGGACAATGGGTTACTCCTGCAAGTGGATTCAACGTCATTGCCACAGCCAACACTAAAGGTAAAGGTTCAGACGATGGACGATTCATTGGAACTAACGTGCTCAACGAAGCCTTCCTTGAACGATTCCCTGTAACCTTTGAACAGGAATATCCTACTCCTGTTACTGAAACTAAGATCCTGAATAACTATTGTTCTGAACTTGATTGTTGCAATGAAAAATTTATCAATGCACTTGTAGTTTGGGCAGAGATTATTCGGAAAACCTTTAATGAAGGTGGTGTTGATGAAGTTATTTCTACTCGTCGTCTAGTTCACATTATCCGTGCTTACAGTATCTTTGGTAATGAAGTGAAAGCAATTAATGTTTGTTTGAACCGATTTGACGAAGATACTAAAAAGTCTTTCCTTGACCTTTACGATAAAATCATTGTTCCCGATGAAACTGAGACACAAGCTTGACAGGGCCTCAGATACAATGTATAATTCTGAAGGTCAACTCTCCTATACTTTTGAAATTATTACCGAACCCATGGCATTTAAATACGATGAAGACACTCTGCTACAAGAGTTGCGTGACTACATTTCAGGAACCTATGGACAACACTATTCCGCTGGTAACGACAGTATTCAAACGTTAGACTTGATTGAAGCAGTAGGAGACGCTGAAGCATTCTGTCGCAGTAATATTCTTAAGTATGCATCTCGATACGATAAGAAAGGTACTGCTCGACGTGATATAATTAAGATTCTTCACTACGGTCTCCTCCTTCTTCACTTCTCCGACAAAACCCGAGTTACTGATACCTATCCTCAATAATTATGAACATTTCTCCTGAAACTCTGACCATTCTTAAAAACTTTTCTACTATCAACTCTTCGTTGGTTGTGAAACAAGGTAATGTTTTGAGGACTATTTCTCCCGCAAAAAACATTCTTGCAAAGTTTGAATGTCCAGAAAATTTTGATAATGATTTTGCTGTCTATGATTTGAATGAGTTTCTTGGTGGTCTTTCTCTATTCAAAGATCCTGATTTTGATTTTACCAATACATCTTATCTACAGATCAAGAGTGGTAAGTCTAAAGTGAAATACTTTTTCTCGGATCCTAGTGTAATTACTGCACCACCAGAAAAAGATATTGAGCTTCCTACAATTGATGTTGAGTTCACTTTGACTGAAGAAGTTCTTTCTTCCCTTCTTCGTGCATCTAGTGTATATCAACTTCCAGATCTTTCTCTTGTGGGTGAAGATGGTGATATGAATTTGGTTGTACGTACAAAGAACAATGATACTTCTAATAACTTCTCTGTAAAAGTTGGATCTACTGATAAAGTATTTTCTTTCAATTTCAAAGTTGAGAATTTGAAGATTCTTCCTGGTGTTTACAACGTTCAAGTATCCACATCTAATATTTCTCAGTTTACTCACGATAAGTGGAATCTTTCTTATCTGATTGCTCTTGAACCAGACTCTACTTTTAACTCATGAGACACATCCTTTTTACTCTAAAGGGGTGTAACAAGTGGACTCTTGATGATGAGTTAACTATTAAGAGTCTTGTTCGCAACGCATCAGAAATTACTGAATCAACTCTTCTAGCACTAAACTCACATAAGTTTGAACCTCAGGGTGTGACTTGTGTTGGTATGCTTGCAGAATCTCACATCAGTATTCATACATGGCCTGAAAAAGGTTTGGCGGTTTGTGACGTTTTTACTTGTGGGGAACACACAAAACCAGAAAAAGCGGTAGAATATATGCGTCTTGCTCTTGAAGCAAAAGATATTATTAGTAATGAATTTGTGAGACCTCTGGAATGAACAATGACTTTCTCTGGGTGGAGAAATATCGCCCAACCAAAATTGAAGATTGTATTCTTCCCGATAGTGTAAAGAATACCCTGTCTGGATTTGTAAAGAGTGGAGAACTTCCAAATCTCCTTCTATCAGGTCCTCCTGGTATCGGAAAGACTACTGTTGCAAAAGCTTTGTGCAACGAACTTGGTGTTGACTTTTACGTAATCAATGGATCTGATGAAGGACGATTTCTCGACACAGTACGGAACCAAGCAAAAAATTTCGCTACGACCGTATCGCTTCAAAACAATGGTAAACCAAAAGTCATCATTATTGACGAAGCTGACAACACAACCAATGATGTACAACTCCTCCTACGGGCAAACATTGAGGCATATCATAACAACTGCAGATTCATCTTTACCTGTAACTACAAAAACAAAATCATTGAACCTCTCCACTCCCGATGTGCAGTCATTGATTTCGCAATCAACGGAAAGGACAGGATGTCTATCGCTGGGTCTTTCTTCAACCGTATCAGGTCTATACTTGAGGAAGAGAACGTTGGGTATGATCAAAAAGTTGTTGCAGAAGTAATCAAGAAACACTTTCCAGATTGGAGACGTGTTCTAAATGAACTTCAACGTTATTCTTCAATCGGAGATATTGACACTGGTATTCTAAGTGCTGTTTCTGAAGTTAATCTTAAAGATCTTGTATCCAATATGAAAACCAAGGACTTTGGTAAAGTCCGAAAGTGGGTTGTCGAAAATCTTGATAATGATCAGAGTG